GCCTGGTCAAGGATATCGGTAGGGGCATGATTGCCGACACCGATATAGCGCCGTTTGTTAACCCATAGCTCCTTGTGCCTCCAGGCTTCGCCGGGTGTTATAAATACACCCGACCTGGAATCCTCGTTCCAAGGAACGAGGCGCAGGCCTAACTTACTAACCATCGCCGCGGCCCAATCCCAAAAGGGACCTGGCACGGAGGTGGTCGCAACTAGGCCGTTTAGGACATGCGATACACCCGCGCGATCCGATAATCTCGGACATTCACGTAGGTAGAAGGGCGTTACCAAATGGCCCTCGTAGTAATCGCACCCGCAAGATTCCCTAAATCGGGATGCGGGATTCACAAATGACTTCGCGTCATTCGTCCTAAATCCAAGGAACCGAAGCAGCTTGGTCAAATCTTTGACGAATGGAGTTTCGACAGCAATGTCGTCTCCATAAACCGCGTACCGGCGAGAGCCGATAGCACGGCAAGCTGCAGTGAAGATCAGTGTCTCCAGGGTAAACGTATAACCGTTTCCCATAGAGGAAAATTTGGCGTATTTGCCAGTTCCCCAAGGAGCACTGTAGTAAGACGATCGGAATGCCACAAGAAGGTCATACCAATCGGACGGGAACAGCCACGAAACAGCATCAATGCTCAACGTGTCTGAGGCCATCTCCAGGTCAATCGTCGCAATAGATCCATCAATGGATCCTAATCTTGCGAACTCCTGGTTCCTACTCTGAGAAGACAAATCAACCCCCCATCTGCGCAACTTTCTTTTAAAGAAAGAATCCAGCGCAAGCTGGAAAGGAAGCGCATGGGTTGGTTCTTTCGCGATTGTGCGAAAAGTCTTCCAGTTCTTCGGAACAAGTGTGATAGCATTGCGCTCCACACTAGTAAATGTGCAAAGGGATAAATCCACTCCATATTCACGGAGTAGTTTTCCAAGGAAGGGCACTGCCGCGCGCGGAGCTCGAAGCTTTCCTGTAATTTTCAGAAAAGGCATTGAGCGTTTGCGCGACCGATCCTCGGTCGCTCCATTGGTCAGACGAATCAAAGAGGACATCGCGTCCTCGAAGACTTGAGTGTCACCAAGTAATGAGGCAATTTCTTGCTCCATTTTCGACAACCACGAAACCATCACAGGGTCATTGCGACTCGGGTTCAGGTAGTAGTAGGTAAGCCGTTTATTGGTGATTCGACACCGGCGCTCGCCGCGGTAGAAGTTTTCTTCCGCAGCGGCAGCACATCGGGTAGAGTCTGTGAAAGCGTCATTCTTCTTAAACAATGACGCAACTTGGCGAAGCGCCAAAGTAGCAGACCACTCATTCGGATCATGATACTCTCGATCCTCAATCTGGCCAAGTTCCGCCAGCTTCGGAATATTCCGCTGGCGTAAATACCCGGCGACCTTATCGAAGGTCGACTTTATCGGGAGGAGCGAGTGCTCGAGCAGCTTGCGGGCGATGCAAAACGCATCGATTCGGGCCTCCGGGCCCTTCCGCGGGGGGGTCTTCATTTTGAGGTACCTCCACTATAGGTCGAAGCGGCTTATCTCGCCGAAAGACGAAACAAGCGAAATCAAGTAAACAGCGAGAAATAAGCATTAAGCTCATTCCCGCCAAAAAGCGTGCAGAAAGCACGCAATCTACTTGATGTATGCCTGACTAGTCACCATTGCGGTGAACTGGTCGGAGGCCACGAGGTCACGGAAAACGGCAAGAGCCGCAGTGACGTCGTCACTTTGACCGTTCGCAGGGTAGCGAACAGCTGCATCAAACACCACTTTGGACGTAAGAGACAAGCTCTCAACATCCTCAGTGCCGTAAACGACCATGAAGTGGCTTTCAGCCACATTAGTCGGAGAGGCCGGTACTTTGCGCTTCTGAATAACGAGGCGCGGGGCCTGTACGGTATGACCCGAGACCATGAAGGTCCGGTTGTTCTCTTTATCAGAGAACTCGGAAAGAACAGTGGCAAAGTTTGCCATAATTGCTTGCTCCTATGCAAGTAAGTTCAGAGGATACGTGTGGCGAGCAGCGCAACCGCATCAGCGATTCGCTCGTTCGTCAATTTCACGGTGAGTGACGGAATCAAGTTAGGTATCCAACCCGGAGATCGTGACTTCCCGTCGTAGATCTCGTGTACAGATCCACCCCCCGTCGCAGATAACATATGTTCGCCGGCAACACCGGTAAACTGGAACTGCGACGTAGCTTCGACACGTAGTTTAGTACCTACTGAGGTAGCTAAAACGTCACATGTGCGGAGAACCCGCCATGCGGCTAATAAGTTGCCAATGTTGACAAACCAGTCAGCAACGAAGCTGTAAGGTATTAACTCCCACGCCGTGAGCGGAATATCCGCAAACGCGTTAAGAGAGCGGTACCTTGTCTGTACATATACGTTTGCACGATAAGAAGCGTCGACATTCCAGTCGACGTCGATACGTGCATCGGCCCGGTTTCCTGGGCCGACCCAGCTATAGTCCCAAACGACTGGAGTGAAAAACGCTCCGCTGTCGACATAGGACTCACCTGCTCGTCCCTCAATAAATTTGGGACGGATGGGTTCTTTAAGCAACTTGGTGACATCTTGAATGTCATGTCCGAGCTGCTGCCACCCATAGCGCCATTGCAACCATGCATTGGACGCTGCTTTAGCTGTATGCTTTCCCCCACGTAGGGCCTCAAATATGAGGTCTTTAGCCTTTCGGCGGGCTTTAAGGACCATATCCATGGTCTCACCCGCTTCAGCA